AAATAAATTCTTCTGGATTGTAATCTTTTCCATTTAGCTTACAATAATCTTTTGCATAATTACCAAAGTAATCATCTCCAAGTAATGTAGTTTGTCCAGCATTACCAGCTTTATCTACTTGAGAATCAATTACTTCTGTATAAGCTTCTTCCCAAAGATTATCATCTAAATATCCGCCTCTAGAAAAACCGCCATTAATATCTCCAAAAGCTTCAAATAAACTACCGTATCCTCTAGACCTTCTTGATACTTTATTTAAAGTTCTTGAACCAAGTAATTGTCTTCCAATATACCTGGCAATTGATCTTCTAGACATTAAATATCTCCGCTGATTATCTTAGCTTTATATTTATATCCATCAACAAGACCCATTGCATTTAAAACTGGCTGTGTTGATGAAATTTCCCAATCACCGTTTGTATAAATTTCATTTCCATTACGATCAACAACGTTTTTTATACGACCTTTAATTTGCAACTTTGTATCGCTTAATATTACAAGGTCACCAATAAAACTGGTGCTCAAAGCACATCTAAAACTAATTGGAACTTCGTAATACTGATTAATTGTTGAAGTATCTGCCGCAGTCTTTACTTGATATCCATAGTAATCACCACTGTACTGATATTTAATCTTTTTTAAGGAATCAAATAACATTAATACTTTCTCCAGTCTAATCTACGGCCACGCTGAAATATCTTTCCAGTTCTGTAACTTCTTGATCTGTTCCAAGACAATCCATTGGCTGCAATTATTGCTAGTGGTGACATAAATGGTGACATCATTCTGATATCAAAATTAACCATTGCATCTGTCTGTCCTTGACTTGTTAAAGCTGCTTGCTTGAATACAATATCTTCATTTTCAAGCATATAAGCAGTTTGATATGAAACCATTTTATCAAGAATTAGTAAGTCGGCAGGTGCCTCAATATCTATTTCATTTCTTCCAATGTAAACTTCTATAAGAGCTTGTGATCTCATTATTAAATCAAGCGTTACATCGTAACCTGTATATAGTCTTACGCTATTTACTGTACTTAGCATTATCTAGCCACCCTTCCTAACTCACGAACTTTTAAAGTATGAGTTGATGTGAAATCTAATTTTCCAGTTCCACCTAATTGAAGTTGTAGAACATAGTCTCCAATATCTTCAAACAGGGAACGGTCTGTAGGCCAGATAAATTGAATCTTGCCTATATTTTTATTTGTTGAAATAACTGTTGAACCAGCTAAATCAATTTCTTCGTTATTACTTCCAACCATTTTCACATCTATTGTTGTGTACCCAGAAAGATTTGCGTCATTGCCGCTCTGGTCTTTAACTTGAATAGAAAGTGGTTTGGCTGGTATTTGATCTTTCCAGTACTGACTTATCATTTGATGATGTCCTCTCTTAGGTATAGAATTGGGTCTACGTGATTTAAATAAACAATTATTTCATCTACTGAATATGTAACTGTTTGGAAATTCGTAGCAATTTTTGCTGTTGCTATCATTGGTGATGCGTTGTATATTCTTGCTGCTCCACTAAGTATAGCATTGGCTGTCATAGGAAGCGTTGCAATTGATGTTGCTGTCGGTGTCTTACCTTCAGCATTTGTAATCATTCCAAGCGCTAACATTGATTGTGCGTTGATTGATGCTACTTTATCAACAACAACTCTAGGATGTATTATATCTGCCACAGCAGTTTGTGCTGTGTGATTTGTGACCTGGCCAGGAATTGAAGATCTTTCTGATAACCATAAAATTCCAAGACTTGAAATTGTTGGTGTCCAGAAAGCAAATGTATCCATAACGTATGAGTATTTAATGTTGAACCATAGTTGTCCTCCACCAGTAAACATACCAAGCGCTGAATCGATTACTTTATTGTTTCCCTTTTTGCTATTTCTAGCTCTTTTTCCAGCTAAAGATACTTGACCTAGATTTAATGCTTGATTAAGTGTTACTTGTTCTCCACCAAGTATTAGGTATGAAGAGTCATTGTGTGTCCAGTATGCTTTTTTAATGTACTCTGGATTTGATTGACTTGCATATTTGTTCTCTAAAGTTTCAGGAGAATTTCTTAATTCTGTTGCCTGAGTTGCTGTAATAGCACCAATAGATTCTGCAATATTAATCCAATAAGTTTGATTAAGATCGATAGAAGCATAGTCAGGTGAATCTTTTAATCTTGGGTGCATTAAGTCTACAAATATTTTTCCACCACATTGAGTTCCAGCAAGAATATCTCCTGGCTTTACAACAATTGATGAAGCATAGTTTGTAAACTTATTATCGACTAGTGTTTGGCCTTGTCTAATTTGTCTCTGCCAAGCAGTAACAATAGTTCCAGCCTTAACATTTTCAAATGGTGCTGACCAAAGAGTTGATATTTCACCATGAGATCCTGGCTGAGTCATCACTTCAAATTCATCATTTACTTGAAGTCCATTAGGTCTATATTCAACACGAGACCAAGTTTTATCTGTTCCAGTAAAGTCTTGTAATCCATCGTTTACCCAATAAGATTTATCTGTTCTAATTCCAACAGGATAATCTGTCATACCAGCAATTGGAGTTACAAGTCTTATCTTGCTCATGTAATGAGAATCTACATAGTCTCCGTCGCCACCTACTGGAGGTGCTTCTTCTGGCAATATGCTGCGTTCATAATCTTGTACAAATGGATCATCTTGTGATTGTCTCTGATCAGGAAGCGGTTCTAAACGGTCCACAATACCTAAATCAATAGCAAGCTGAGGGTTAGTAACAAGTAATGATATACCAGTATCCACAGCTTCTCTAACAGATTTAATGAAACCTTCATAAAGTGTGCGAGTAGTAAGATTTAAATATCTATCGACTTCAGCATTTTTTGAAAATGTATCTTGTTCAATAGAATCATCAGGGAAATTTTTAAACATGATTACATCAAATTGTGATAAATCAATATCATTAACTAGATTGATATATCTAAAGTCATCATTGTCATCTCTAAATGATCCACGAATATTTACTTTACGCTCATACTGTAGTTGATTATACTTTTCACCAGATAACATTACTGATGGAGCCGAGAGTCTTGCATTCTCTTCTCCGCCAAATGCTTCTGGCTTAATAACATCAGAAAGATATCTTCCAGTAACATCTACTGGGAATATGTCCCATTCAAGCCATTGCTCTGGAGGAGTACGATAAAAATCGTTTGTACTAAATCCATCAAGAGTTGGAATATCGTATGGTCCACCAAAACCTTCATTGTAATATGATGTTTTAGCTGTGTAAGAAGATGTTTGTATATTAGCACCTTCTGGCCAGAAGTAAAGCATCAAAGCACGAGTTCTATTTCCAGCTGCTTTAGTATCTTGACCAATTGTCATATCACCTAGCATTGGTGCAACTCTAATTGGAACAGATTTTGTGTAAGCTATGTAATTAAGTTTAGCATCACCAAAACTTACGAATCCTGCTGGATCGTATGACCATACAGATGTTTCAAAGTCTGATTGGAAATCAGTTTCTGTTGAGCTAGATCCAAGAATAAATGGTCTAATTCCCATTCTTCCATCATATCCAGGAGCGTTATATCCATCAATTATCTGCTTATCTAATTCTCCGTCAATCCAGAATTGTGCACGTGAATCTCCTTCAAATCCATATTGAACAATAATATGGTGCCATTGACCATCATCAATACGAATATCAGATAGCATGTATCCAGGTTGTAAGCCAGCCTTTTTTAAATATCCTGAATTTAATGGGTGAGGAATAATTTCTCCTTGCCCAATATTTTGGAATGTAGACATGCCATAAAGCTTTCCATTGTATAGACCTATGGAACCAGTATGCCACTGATTGTAGTAGTAGCTATTCCATCTTCCCTTTGCAATAATCTGATTGGCCTTAGTAGTCTTTATTGTAAATTCAAGTGTGTAAGGTGCTTCTGTGATATATTGATTTTCTGGGTAAGCAAACTCAATGTTATTAATTCTAACAGCTGGTCTTTGGTAAGGATCATAGTATCCCTTTGATAACAATGGTGTTGGAGTTGCTGTTGTTTTACCGCTTGCCTGAATCTGTGTTTTAGTTGTTGGGGCAGGATAAATATTTCCATTAGTATCGTAGTAAGTTGTTCCAGGTCTATCAAATACATAGTCTGGCAAAGTGCTAGTTAGATATCTAGTTGTTCCAATTGGAATATCTAATGAAACATCATTAAAGAATTTAAGGAATGATTTCTTAGGTTCTAGTGGATTAGCTCCTGGAAGATCGCTTGCGCCATTAAATACTCTTTCCTCATTAACAGTTGCATGCTGATTGTATAATCTAACATAATATGGATCATCTGTAAGCTGGAAGTAAGCTGGTGGGATTGGAGACATTGCATTTGCAGTTAATGTTTCAGCAAATACTCTTGCTCCCCGTATAGCTACAATTCCAGGCATTACAAATACTCCAGTAGACCCAATCATAGGGTTTACCTGAATAAGTCCAGGAGTTGTAAATGTAGCATTTCCCATTAATGCAGATGCATTCATTGTGTCTGATGCATTAATCTCACCAATATTATATTGAGGCATATGGAATAATGCAGATGAAGTCATTGCAGAAGCTGCGTAATTTACTTGAATAAATACTGTTGCTACATAATTAGGATGCTTTGGTTCAGCAAATGCTGTCATTGGTGTTGGCAAGATATTAATTGTGTCTTGCTGTGTTGGATCTACTAGCAATGTTGATGCATATCCTACGCCTGGATTAATTGTCTTACCAGTTCCAAGAGTTAATGATGGTTGAACCATCAATGCATTGGCAGTTGTTGCCATATCTAATGACAATGCTTGGAAGTGATCAAATACTTGTGCAGCAGAGAATGCATAATTATAGACAGATACCTCATCAATGTATGTTGATTTAGATTCATCTGTAACACCAAATGTATCTCCTTCTCCACCAATCATTAATAAACCAGAATCTGTTACTAATTTACTTGTAGAAGTAGATCCTTCAAATTTTCCATCAATATAAAGTTTAAGTGTTGATCCATCTGTTGTTGCTACATAAAGGTGATACTGTGAATCAGCATATGTTCCAGATGAGTTAATTGTATTAGAACCAGCATCATCTCTTATTCTTGCACGAATTGCTCCACTGCCCAACATATAAAGACCAAGACCTGATCCATATGGGCCACCAAAATGGTTGGCTAATGCAAGTATATTGATTACTGCTGGTTCGGTTCCAGAATCAACTTTTGCATAAGCGATAAGAGTCTGCGTATTATTTGTGCTGAATGTCCCAGAAGGATATGTAACAACTGAGCTTATCTTTGCATTTGTATTTGTTATTTTATATGCTTTTGTATTTCTACTAAGCTGACTATATGTAACTGCATCGCCAGTTACAGCAAGATTAATTCCAGTTGTAGTTCCATAGTTTTGTGGTGAACCTGAACCTTCATTAAATCTAAGATCTACTAAGGCTCCCCGTGTTTCTGTTAAATTATTAAATGCATTATTAAAACTTAATTTTGGAGTTTCCATATTTGCATATGCCTGAAGCGCTGCTCCACCAGAATAAGTAATCATATTGCCCATTACTGTTGTAGTGATAGCAGATGATGATGATATAAAGAAGTTAGATACTGAGAAGAAGTTTCCATTAGCCGCTTGATTATTTCCACCAAATGCAACATTGTTAGGTGCAGAGAATTGAGTTACAGTTTGTGTTCCAATTAATGTATTGTCGACATATAGACTCATTGTTGTACCATTGAATTTACCAACAATTAAGTGCCATTGATTATCACAAATACTTGTTGCTGTTTGAACGTTATGCATATTATTTGTATACATCTGGAATTCCAATTTTCCAGAGTTATGAATAATAAATCCAGTAAATTTACCGTCATTGTAATTTGATGCATTCCAAACTACTGCTGGATTAGATGCTACAGCAGACGGTGCTTTAACCCAGAATCCAATAGAGAAGTCTCCATCTGTTAATTCTGGTGTCATTGTTGTAAAATCGTCTAATGTGATATAAGCTCCACCATCACTATCATTACCGCAAATCTTTAATGCGCCAGATCCTTGAATACCGCTATGATCTTCAGATGTTGCATTTCCTGTGAAATAGAAAGCTGCTGGTCCACCTGAACCATAGTTAATTATATTTTTTGTATCATCAAACTTGTACCACTGTTCTAGTGACAATGTACCTAAATATGTATTTAAAAGAGTAAAGTTATCACGAGCTGATTGAACAGCATTAGCAAATGTTGCAGATGCAGTAGCTGGTGCTGCTGCATAGTTTGGACTCCGAACTGTTGTAATTGCTGGTTGAACTGCTAATCCAGATGCAGTCATTACTGGTGCTGAGTATGCAAAATTGTCTAATGTATTACGAGCTGCTACAAAGTCTGAGGCGTGTTGTGTAATTTGTGTATCTGATAGATATGCATATTCTGCTGCAAAATCCATAGATCCAGTTATACCACCAGCAAAAAATCCAGCATCATTATTAATTGAACCAAAGAATCCATAAACATCTGAAACTTTTGTTCCATCTAGCCATATTGTATGATAAGAGTTTTCTCTTCTAGCAACTACATGGTGCCATCTATTATCATTTACTGTTACTGTAGTATCACTACTTTTACTATAATAACCATTAGTTACAGAAAAATTAAGTGTTCCATTTGAATTAATGCTTAGACTTCCAACACTGCCAATTCCAACTATTGCTCCGCCTATAGCAGTTGTCTTAAATACAGCTTCAAGTACAAAGTCTCCATTATATTGTGGAATTACATCAATAGCAGAATTCTGTAGGTATGAGTTATAAGTTGAATAAATCCATGAACCATCTCCACCTGAAGGAGATACTGAATTAAATGTTGGGTTTGTACCATATGCTGTTGGCAAAGTACTAGTAACTATTGTTCCTTGATTAGCTACATATGTGCTATCAAAAGGAAATATAACTCTTGCGCTGTCTGCTACTGATCTGCTATATACTGACATAAAAAAGGACTGCCTTTAGGCAGCCCAGACTCCAATCAAAATTTTGTCTGCTGGGATTGATGAGATACTTCCGCCGTTAATTGTAATAGTAGGAGTAAAGGAGAGGTCGGACACAACTGGAGAAAATGTTTCACCAGAAAGGATCTCGACAGTTATGGTTGACTCTACTATACTGCAACTTGCAGTTAGTACGCCGACCTCTACCTTTACGTCCATTAGCGTTACCTTACGCTACAGTGATTCGAACAATACCAGTCGAATCCCATGTTATTGTAAAGTTACCATTGGTTGAAGACTGGTCTGAACCGAAGTCTACATATCCAATAAGAGCTTTTGCTCCAGCAGTTGCACCTGAATCATCATAAACTACAGCATAACGAGCTGTAATTGTTGAAGAACCCCAAGTTGTATCAGCAGCATCAAGAATAATTACATTGTTTGTGCCGTCGTATGTTAGGGTCTTTGATGTTAGTGTTGAACCACCAGTTGTATAACCTGTACCAGTTACTTCGTATGTAGAAACATCGTCGAAGTAATCATGTGTATCTTGGTTAGGTGTGTAAGATGAAGATAGGAGAGCTACTTTAATAGTATCTGAATCCCAATCTACCTCTTTATTAAGAGACTTAGCGAGGAAATTACCGTATAGTTTTGATGGCATTATCTATCTCCTTACGCTGATGTCTTCTCAACGATTGCAAAGCCTTCAGCTTTAGCAACGGCAAATGCACGACGTGCACGGACCTTGAGAAGGACACCATCTGTATCAAATTTAGCATCCTTAGATACCATAGATTCAATTCCTGCACGAACACCATTAACCATAAGGTCTGTGTTACCTACGATAAGTAGGTTGTTACCTGATGGAGTTGCTGTTGCAGCTGTAGATGTCTTAGCTCCTGCTGAAACGACTACTGGGTAGCCGAATAGTGTTGAGCCACGAGCACCTAGTGGATCCTGTAGGATTGGGCGGTTGTTGTTGTCAACAAGTCCACGCAATGTTCCAAGGAATGAAGGGTGAATGATGAAAGCTGTCTTTGTTGGATCAAAGTAAGCTGATTGTTCAATTAATGAAAGTGCATCATTCAGGTCTGCGAATGTAACAGCGCCAGCTGTTTGGATTAGGTTAGAAGCTGAGTTGTACTGTGATACTTCACGATATACAGATGTATATGGTGCTGTGTCTGTTCCGTCAGCTGCAACTGTAACACCAAGTGCTGCGTTGTCAAACTTCTTTGCCCAGTTGGTTGCCCACTGAGTCTTGTATGTATTTAGAACATCGATGAATGAGTCATTCATATCCTCTTCAGAGATGTGCATAATTTTAGCCCATTTACGAGCTGTTAGTGTAATGTCGTCAATTGTTACTGATGATTCACCGATTGTAGCGCCTTCTGCATAAACAACAGGAGCGTCACCAACGAAGCGTGGAACACGCTTGATTGATGTAGCCATTGGCTCACGACGTGCAACAGATTCAATTGCAGAGTTCTGCAATGCTGCCTGTACGACGTTTGAGCTGTGCTCTTCAACGATATAACCATTAGCAACTGTAAGTTCTGTTCTTGCCATAGTTTTATATCCTTTTCTTATTAGTTAGATTTTTATTTGCTTGAGAGTAAAATATTCGTCCGAATATATTAGATTCGCAAGCCTAAACGTCCATCTAGCTTGCATAGTCCAATTATACCGTATTTTAATTCCCTAGTACATATTTTGCTTGTAATTCAGTAGCAGTTAATGGAGAATCCACTGTAGATGCTATTCCTGAATCTGCTTTACCGCCAACTATCATCTTTGGATCAAATAATTCAGGGAAGTCTGTTTTAAGGGCTTCCAGCTGGACATCTAATCCATTGATTTCAAAGTCGTCAGTTAATTCAATTTCTGAGGTCTTAATATACTTCAGAAGTTTATCTGCATTTGGAACACCATTGTCCGTTAGAGATCTAATTATCTTGTCATTCTTTAATTTAGTCTGATTAAGATTTAGCTTCTCTCTTGTAGCAACAATTTCTTGTTCTATGGCTTCTTTCTCTGTCCTGAACTTTTTAGCGTCCGCTTTTGCTCTATCCAAAGCTGCCAATACTGCTACTGGATCTTTGATTTCTACGGACGTACCATCCATATTTTCCATTTGTTTCTCCTATGCTTTTGCGTCTGGTACAGCACCCTGCTCGTTAGCAGTTACTGTTTCACGCTCTATAGCAGCTTGCTCTAGGGCGTAGTTGTGTGCATTTATTACTTCAGATGTAGGTGTAAGTGGTTCACCAGGCAAACCTAATGATTCAGCTACAACTGCATCTGCAATTTCAGGATCATATCCAGCTTCAATAAGAATCTGGCGTAGAGATACTCCAACGCTCTTCTTACGAACTGCTATG